CCGTGGATCTCGTCGGGGAGTGCGTGCGCTGCCCCCCCGAGGGGCTCGCCCACCCCCACGGGCAGGTCCCACCAGATGAGGCGGCGCTCGGCGAGGTCGATGACGAAGGGCGGGTGGGCGACGTCGTCGATATGCATGAGACGGGCGAAGCGGCCCTGGCGCTCCATGGCCTGCAGCTCGTCCATGTCGTGCAGCAGGCGACGCAGGATCCAGACCTTCTGCAGGATCTCGGGCTTGATCAGCAGCTCCTCGCGGCGGGGGCGGGAGGGCGGGGCCGGTGCGCCGGGCGCTCGCGCGCGACGATCTGCCCGCCGATCAGCGCCGCGTGCTGGAGCTGCGCCAGAGCATGGCGCTGACCGCTCACAAGAAGTTCCAGACGGCGCTCGACGTGGCGAACACGGACGGGCGACTGCGCGGGAGCGTCCGCTTTTTTGGCGCGCACACCGGGCGGTGGGCGGGCCGGGGCCTCCAGCTCCAGAACCTGCCTCGCGCGGGCTTCTCGTCCGAGGCCGCTCAGGACGCGGCTATCCTCGACCTGACCCTGGGCCTCGGGGCCGACCCCCAGACCCTGAAGGCCCTCGTTAGGCCCCTCCTCGTCGGCCCGTTCACCGTCTGCGACTACAGCGCGATTGAGGCGCGTGTGGTCGCCTGGCTGGCGGGCGAGGCGTGGGCGCTGGAGGCGTTCGCGGAGGGCCGGGACATCTACGTGGAGACCGCCAACCGTATGGGCGGCGGGATGGGCCGTAAGGAGGGCAAGGTGGCCGTTCTCGCGCTGGGATACAACGGTGGCGTTGGGTCGCTGCGCGCTATGGGCGGCGACGCGCTGGGCGGCGAGGCCGTCCTCCAGCGCATTGTCGATCAGTGGCGCGGAGCGAACAGGAACATTGTCCGGCTGTGGGGTCGCCTGGAGCGCGCCTTCTACTACGGCGGGCAGGCGGGAGATCGTCTGACCGTGGAGGCGGACGGCTCCGACCGTCTGGTGCGCCTCCCGTCTGGGCGCGCGGTGGTCTATCACCAGGTGCGCGCGGGGCGCGACGGGCGGCTGTCCTTCCAGGACCCGAAGCTGCGCTGGAGGACGGAGACCTACGGCGGGCGACTGGTCGAGAACGTGACTCAGGCGGTGGCCCGCGACGTGCTGGGCGCGGCGCTAGTTCGCCTCGTGGAGGAGGGCCACCGCGTGGTCGGCCACGTGCATGACGAGGTGATCGTGGAGTCGTCGCCGGAGTCGTCCCTGGAGGCAATTCGCCGCGTGATGGTCCGTCCCCTGGACTGGTCGGCTGGCTTGCCGCTGGAGGCGGCGGGCTACTCGTGTGGTCGGTATCGGAAGGATTAGCGCTTGCATGGGGTCACCGGGTGCGCTATACTGACTCATGTCACCGCCCCGGTGACCCTGACCCCCGAAATGAACCCATCATGCCCCGTACCGTTATCGCCGTCGATCTGGACACCATGCGCGAGCTTGCCGACGAGGAGACCCGCGTCCGCTCCGAGAAGACCGACTGGAGCAACGTCGCCTACCGTGAGGAGGCCGTCCGCCGCGTCGAGGAGCGCCGCGAGACCCAGAAGATGCTCGAGGTGTGGGAGGCTCGTCGCCTCGCCCGCCTGACCGCCATCGAGAACGTGGCCTTCGGGGCCATGACCGACCTCTACATGGCGACCGTCTGCTACAGCTTCAGGGATCACGCCGTGGTCGGTAAGCTGGTGAAGGACGCGCAGGAGGCGCTCGCGGTGTTGCAGCGTTACGCGCTCGCGGAAACCACGAAGTAGCGCTTGCGCACCCCGCTCGGGTGCGCTATACTTAAACATGTCACCGGGAAACGGTGACCCGCCAAGAAAGGACCAAGACCAATGACCAACTTCCGCACCACCTGGGACCACACCAACCTCCACCTCGAGCACGTCACCGGCGACCCCGCCAAGCACTTCACCGGCGCGATCTTCGCAGAACGCTTCGAGGCCATCAGCCGAGGCCGCTTCTTCGTCGGCAACATCTCCGTCACCTACACCAAGGGCACCGGCTACCGCCTCGTCCTCAAGGCTGAGGACGGAAACCGCCTCCTCGAGGTCACCGAGAAGGACACGATCGGCTACGACCGCGCCCTGACCATCGTCTCCGAGTGGATGAACCACCCGGCCAACCGCGACCGCCTCCCCAAGGCGAACCGCTAACCCACCCAGGGAGGCCCCACCACCCGGCGGGGCCTCCCACCCACCACCCCCGAAAGGACACCATCATGGCAAACAAGATCGAAATCCCCGTCAACGACAACACCGGCAAGCTCATCTACTGGACCCGCAACCACAAGCTCGGGGTCCCCGGCAAGTTCGGCCTCATCCCCGCCGAGAAGATCGACCAGATCAGCATCGACCACCGCACCGTCGAGGGCGCGCCCGGCTGGCAGATCATCCACGTGCTGGCCGAGGGCGTGCTGTACGCCTACAGCATCTCCGAGGCCAGCCTAAGCGACCTCAACGCGATTCGCCTCCAGGTGCAGGGCGCGCGCGACATCGCCCGCATCACCCAGCAGCTCGGCAACTGAGAAAGGACCAACCGCCATGACCATCACAGACGATCTCCTTGAAGGCGCTCGCGCTCTCAGGGACGCACTCGATGCCCTCGAGTTCTCCATGAAGTCAACCGTACTCCAGCGGGGGCACGTCATTATCCCCGACGACGAGGTGACCGGCGAGTACCTCGCCTCTCTCCCGGTCGGCCTCGCCCTCGATGAGCGCGAGCGCGCCGCTGCCCAGCTCGATGACCTGTTTACCGTCCGCCGCGAGACGAGCGGTCGCGTCTTCTTCCCGCTCACCAATGAGCACAGCGGCAAGCTCGCCGTCTACGTACTGGAGCGCCACGACGACCACACGCACGTGAACTTCGTCCTCCGTGTCCGTCCCGTCGATCCGGAAGCCCTCTGAAAGGACCAAGACCAATGACCTCACGACAGATCGACATCCACGACCGCCGAAACCTGACCGACCTCATCCGCCGCGCCGCCTACGCGGAAACCGTCTACCTGGGGGCCGCCGTCCTCCACCAGGACATGAACGTCGGCTACGCCGTCGCAAACATGTTCCCGGACCTCTGCGCCGTCGACCGGGGGATCATCGACGTGACCGTTAACGGGGCCATCGAGCGGATCGCGCGGGAAGGCTCCGGCCTCGAGGAGACCCTGGTCTTCGACATCCCCGCCGACGAGAGCCACCACCGCGAGCCGCTCCTGGCCGTTGTCGAGCTGTACGGGTACGAGCCGCTGGCCCCGAACGTGAACAAGGGACTCAGGACGCAGGTCCTCGTCCGCCTTACCCAGGCCAACCCGGACATGCCCGGCGTGAACGAGCAGACCGTTCAGGACATCGTGAACATGCTGAACGTCTCGGACAAGATGCGGGCGGGCATGTCCGCTTACACCCTCACCGGCAACGCACAGTCCATTCGCGAGAGCTTCTAGTCCGCGGACTCCGAAAACTGACCACCCGAAAGGACCAACACCATCATGGACTACGGCAACAGCCCCCAGGACCTCCTCCTGCGCGTCGCCTCCGAGAAAGCCGCCGTCTACGGCATCTCCTGGCGCAAACGCGGCGAGGCCTTCTCCATCGTCCCCAACGTCGCCCGCAAGGTCGACCGCCTGGGCGCGCCCGGCGCGGGCGACACCGAACTAGACACGAGGATGGACCTCGTGAACTACCTCGCCCTCTACGTCGGTTGGACCTGGCGGAACATCGTCGGCTCCTACACCGCGCACGCCCCGGCCCTCGTCGCCCGCCCCGCCCGCATGGGCGACCTCGACTACGAGACGGGCGCGAACTACGACGTGGCAGCCGCCGCCGAAGTCCTCAAACGCTGCGCCAGCCTCGCTAGGGTCCCCAGTGTCACCAGCCCAGACGAGCAGCTTATCAAGCTGGTTCAGCTCAACCTCGAGGAGCTGTGTGACGAAGTGCTGAGCCGCGAGCGCAGCATGGACCGCAGCTTGGTGATCCTGAGCCGCCTCCTCGGGCATGCGTGGGAGCTGTATCGCCGCGAGTGGGGCATGGCGGTGGGTCGCCACGACCAGGACGCATAACAGGACCCCAGACCCTTCTGAGCGCACACAAGACGAGGCCCCTCCAAGCCGATCAGCTTGGAGGGGCCTCCTGCTATGCCGCCTACAGTGTGTCCCAGCCTTCCGGGAGTGTGGCGGATGGCCCAGCCGGGGCAGGCGGGGCGTGTGGCGTTACGCCCGGCTGCGCTCGCGGCTCAGGATCAACCGCAGGCGACGCTGGGACCGTGGTCGGCTCCAGCAACTCCGCGATAGTCACCCGCTGATCGTCCACCAGGTCCATCTCACGCTCAGCCAGCAGGCCAGCCGGTGTGAACACCCGGAGGCGGTACCGCCCAGGGTGCAGGGCGACCGAGATCGGCGCGCGAACACCCGCCGCGAGATTACCCGCGACGAGCACAGTCCCGTCCGCTAGCTTGCCAGGGTCAGGGATGGGCTTCGCGTGAACCGTCATGGGGACGATACGCCCGGTGGGGGTCTGCACGGACCCCTCAATGAAAGCAGTCATGACGACGCTCCTATGGTCGAGAGCGTATCCCGGAGCGCCTCGTGCTCCGCCCACGCCGTCTCCTGAATATTGTCAATCCGAGCGCCCAGGTCCCGCATATCGCGGTCCTGGCGCTCAGTGATATTGGTGAGCACCTGCCCGTGGGAGGCAAGCACCTGACCGTGCGCGTCCAACGTCGAGCGGAAACCCTCCTGGTTCTGCTCGATGCGGCGCACCGCGTCCTTAATGCTGCCTCCATGATTCGGAGTCACCTCATGATGGACTTCGGACAGCGAGGCCTCCAGCGCGTCCAACCGCTGGTCGATCTTCCCCGCGATAGCCTCCAGCGCAGCTGATGTTTCGGCTTGCTCGCGCTCAGCGCGAGCCTTGCCGACCTGCTCCCGGACCAGGAGCGCCTCCGCCTTAGCTTTCTCTCGTCCCCACTTCATGCCAGCGAGGACGGACACAGCCGTCACCAGGCCCCCGAAGGCAACTCCGGAGGCACTGATGACGGCCACGACCTCGCCGGGGTTCACTGGGGCGAGTCCTCCCCGTCGCGCTCACCGTAGATCGGGGCCTCGTAGACCCCGCCCGTGTGAGACGCGGCGATCACGAGAGCGATCAGACCCAGCGCCTTGTCCGCCACGTCGAGCCAGTGCGTGGACTGCTCGGGCGTGACGTACCCGTAGGCCATGCCCAGCGCCAGGAGCGCCGCGACAATGCCATAAATCGCCTTGCGGCGGGCGGGGGTGAGAGCCGCCCACCGGGTGCGGTCAGTCGTGAGAGCGTGCTTCGGTGCGCTCATGATTACCATCCTCCATTCAGCAGCTCGCGCTGCATTGCTTCGACCGTCGGAGACGGGGCATCCAGGCATCCGTCGCCTTCCAGTCCGTACCGTGCGGCGAGTGCGTTCGCCGTGTCCGGCCCCATGAGGCCGTCCGCCTCGACACCGAGGGCCGTCTGCATGGCCTCGATGAGGAGGGAGCCTTCCGCGACCTCGGTGGGCACAAACTCCCAGCCGGTCGTGCAGCCGGGCAGCGCGTCGCGGTTCACCGCCGCCTGGGACGACACGATGCCGTCCACAGTCGTGCCGAGGACACCCTGGAGTAGGCGGGTCGTCGCGTCGCCCCAGTATCCGTCGACGGCGGGCTGGTGGGCGGCGGCGGGGACGATGCCCGCGCCGCGCAGCGCCGCCCGCGCCCGGGGGCCCGGGATACCCGCGATGCCCAA